CCCCGTTCGTCGTTCTGGACGCCAGGGCGTAGAGAGGAGGAGAAGATGATTTTCACTCAGGAGAACCATATCGTTCCGTGCCTTGACCCCATCGCGGACGCGTTCGCTGGAACCATCGCCAGTACCATCGTGGACGTCAGGAACTATGACCATGTTACCTTCCTGGTCTATGGCGGCGTGAACACGGGCGGTACGGGCAAGTCCACTTGGACGGTGTTGGCCTGTGATGACACTGTTCCGTCGAACACTCACGCCATCGCCTTCCGGTATCGCGAACTGACCACGAACGACACTTGGGGCGACCTGACCGACGCCACTACGGCGGGCTTCACCAATACGGCGGCCAGTGGTTTCATGCTGGCCATCGAAGTGGACGTGAAGGAAATCGCCCACACTGGCTATCACTACGTGAAGCTTGTGGGGGTTGAGGCGGTTGACGACCCAGTTGTGGGTTGCATCCTCGCCATCCTGTCCAAGAGCCGCTACGCTCAGGCGGCTCATGGAAGCGCGATTGACTAGTCAGGCATAACGACCAGGCGGGGGCGCTTGTGGGGCCTCCGCCTGGCCCTGGCCTGGCACAATCGCAGAAGGAGGAGAACATGGGCGACACGGCTGTAAAGTCATACTGGAGTTCGGGAAACCTTATCTTTACCGAGGACGTGGTTGGGAACGGGGCGTCCATTCAGTTCGGCATCAACGATGACGGGCTGGACGTCAAGTTCTTTGGGGCCACTTCCGGGTACTACATGCTTTGGGACGAGAGCGCGAACAACCTGGTATTCGTGGGCGGCGGAATCGCGTTCACGACCACTGGCGCAATCTCGATGGGTGCCGTGTCAAGCTCGGCTGACGGGTCAGGTGTGGCGCTGTCAGCAAGCAAGACCTCGGCCCTTTCCATCTGCGCGGACACTGGTTCGGCGGCTCTGGCGGCCAGTTCGACCAGGGCGGCCAGGTTCCGCTACCTCATCGGCACGACCCCTGGTACGGGCGACATTTCAGCCTACGGCGCGGAGTCGTTGCTGAAGATGATTGCCAGCACCAACACAGGCGGCAACATTGGCGGCGTCCTGGGCCATATCGAGAGCCAGGGGACGCTCACCATCACTGGTTCTATCAACACGGTTCGGGCGGGGGTGGCGTCCTTCCTTGACCTGGCGGCCAATGCCACGGTCGCGGCCAATACGGTCGTGTCGGCCTTTGGCGTGAACCCTGCAAACTTTGGTTCCGTGATGACAGGGCGCTCGGCCATCATTCACGTCACGAACCCCATGGCGGGTACTTGGGGGTCGTTCCTGGACATGTCTACGGCCACTGGCCTCACCCAGGATTCGGCGGCGGGAGCCACACAGAACAAGCACCTGAAAATGTACCTGAACGGTGTTCTGTACACGGTTCCCATGTACACGGCGTAGAGAAAAGGGCTTTGCGGATTGTGCCCCAAACAATCCGCTCCACTACTAGGGGAGGCCCGATGAAGCTAACGGTGTTCGAGCGGATAATTCTTCTGAACATTCTCCCTTCCTCTCATGACGCCCTCACCATGCGGCTCATCATGGAAATGAAGCACAAGATAGGGTTCGCGGAGGCGGAGTTGGTGGCGCTGAACCCAAAGAATGGCCAGGACTGGAGCCAGGGGTGTCCGCGGTGTGGTAGTAAAGAAGTGGTCTATCCGGGCGCTGAAATGCGGCTTTCTCCGGAGCGAACATGTGGCGCTTGCGGCTACCAGGGGATGAGCGGGCCTGGTCAAGTGTTCTGGAACATGGAGGCCCCACAAGAGGCCGAGATAGAGCTTGGCCCAAGGGCCATCGCCATTATCGCGGCGCGGCTGGATGAGTTGAGCAAGAGCAACCTGGTTCGCCCGGAGCATATGTCACTTTGTGACAAGTTTGGAGTAGGGGGCCATGGCTGACAAGAAGGGCTACATTCCTGACAGGGACAAGATGATTCGGAAGGCGCGGCGGGCCAAGGACGCTGACGAAGAAGAGAAAGAACCACTCCCGCAGGAAGAGCTTGACGAGGAAAAGAAGAAGAAGCGGGAACTGGCCCTGACGCTGGCCAGGCGGTACAAGGTGGTTTACAGGGAAACGGACGCAGGGTGGCGGAAACCCGACGAGATTGCCAAGAACGAAGCGGCCTGGCAGAAGGGGTGAACCCATGGTCAAGATTCGCGTTCTGAACGACTACAAGACTGAGCGGGCCTGGTACAAGAAGGGCCTGGTCGTGGACGTAGAGGAATGGGAGGCCGAGCGCCTGTTGGCTCTCCCGCATATTTTCCAGGCGGTGGAGCCTGGCGCTGTGGTGGCGCCTGGCCCCGCGGTTGACCCTATTATTGCCGAGGCGCTGGCCCAGGTGGGGCGGCAAATGACTGAGGCCACGGACGCGGCCATTATGGAGGGCGAGGCGGCGGCCCCTGTTCCTGAGAAACCACGTCGAAAGCGGCGGGAGGAGGAGTAAATGCCAACGGCTCAAGTAGTCACCATCACTGAACAGACGGGCGGAGTCATCAAGAAGGTTACCTGGGACTGGCTCTCGACAGACGCGGGAGTTGTCGCCTCAACGACCACGGCGGCTTTCGAGGGGATGATACTGGCGGCGGTGTTCGTGCCTGACACTGGCGCCACGGCCCCAACGGACAAGTACAGTGTCACTATCACGAACCCGAACGGGATTGACCTACTGCGCGGGTTGGGGGGCAATCGCTCCGGGACGCTGACTGAGTGGGTGCGCGGTAACGGGATTGCCGCAAACGAAAGGCTTACCCTGAACGTGTCGGGGGCGGGCGACGCCAACGGTGGTACGGTCTACCTCTACCTGGCCCCTGTGGCGGCCAACGACGTACTGGAATCGCCCGACGAGGTTATCACGGTGACCCCCGTTTGTGACACCAACGCTTACGCTTCCGGTGACCTGATTTTCGATTCTGTCGAGATACCAGGGGCGGCGCGGTTGCCAGGCGGGAAAGTTCTGTTGCAGAGCCTTGGGCTTCTCGACAAGGACGACCAGGGGGTAGCGCTCACTTTGGTGTTCGCCAATGCGCTCACGGACTTCGGGACGCTCAACGAGGCTCCGGACCCGGACGACACGGAATGCCTGACCATCATCGGGACGGTTGCTGTGGCGACCACGGACTATGTTGATATGGGCGGGGCGAAGTACGCTTGCTTGAAGAACATCGGCCTCGAGATGAAGGCGGCGGGGGGGGCAACGAGCCTGTACGTGGCCTGTATCAACGGAACCGGAACACCTACCTTCACGGCGGCTGGCCTGGTTCTTCAGCTTGGCTTTTTGAGGAGCTAACGATGAGGCGCGGCGGGCTACGCAGGGCGGGCCTTTCCTACGCGGCGGTTGCGGCGGCGGCTCCCGCTTTGTCCTACAAGGAGCGGGTCTTGGCTACCTCTCCACTGGCCTACTGGACAATGGAGGAGGCGAGTGTGCCTGGGGGCTACCGCACATTTGCCGACCATTCTGGAAACGGATATGACGGCGAGGCTTGGTGGTACACTCCTGGGATAGGAGTGTACCACCAAGCCTCGCCTCCGTTTCCAGAATGGTCGGCAACGGGTTTCGGCTTTCCGGGGATTGGTGACGGATTGACCTGCTTCTCAAACCGTATTGCGTATGATGGCGACGTAGAGATTGCCTCGTTGAGCGGCCACTTCCCAGGTGACGAGGGTTCAGCGATGGTGTGGTTCAAGTACGTGGGCGACCACGACAACAACTATGACAGGGCGCATTGTGTAGCTCTTTGCTTTGCTAAAAACTACCAACTGAATAGGGGCCTGTGGATAAATAGCTTGGGCGGGTTCGTCCGAAGAACAGACGCGGAGGAGGTGGCGGTTTCAACCTCTCCTGACGTGTCGTTCTTCCGCTGTCTGCTGTTCTCGTGGAGCGTAGCCAACAACTATCTCAAGGCATACGTTGATGGAGTACAGGTTGGGACTACGCAAACAGGGCTTACGGGACTTCCTGGTGGGCAGGCTTGGGCCGGTGATAGTTCAGGGGGCAGTTGGGGAATCGGGAACGCTGGCGCTGATAAAGACAGGCAGTGCGGAGGTCTTGTGGCTCACGCTGCTGTTTGGAACGCACCGCTGGCCGAGGCTGTAATCCTTTCGCTTGGGGTGTTGTAAGGAGGGCTATGTACCACGGGACCTATGTTGACATCACGACCTTGAAATACTCCCTGGACCCGTCCGGAGGCGTGTCCTGGACGGCGGCGGAAACGTCCCGGATGCTTTCCGTTCTGGAGGCGGTGTCTCGCCTCATAGACGCTCACACCAGGCGGCGCTTCTTCGTGGAAACGGCCACAAAGTACTACGACGGAACGGTCGGTGTCGGGCGGGTGGTGGACATGTACTCCGAGCGGTTGACCGAGTACGATTCCCGCCTTTACGTGGATGACCTGTTGGCGGTTACGTCAATCGCCATGGATTCCGACGGGGACGCGGCCTGGGAGGACACCCTGGCGGCCACTGACTACATTTTGCACCCGTACAATTCCTACCCCAAGAACCGGATTGACCTGGACTTGCGCCAGGGCGATTACTCGCATTGGGTGGTGGGGCAACAGGCCATCAAGATTGTGGGCCAGTGGGGCTACGGTGATGGTGAGAGCGCGTCGCCCTACAAGGCGGCGGGGGCTACCATCACTGTGGCCACGGCTGGCGGAACCACGCTCACGGCCTCGGACGGTGCCAAGTTCGCGGTCGGGCAAACTATCCTGATGGGGGCTGAACAGGCGTACATCACGGCCATTTCCGGGAACAACCTAACGGCGGTTCGGGGCGTGAACGGAACCACGGCGGCGGTTCAGGCGGCGGCCACGGCCTACATTTGGTGTTACCCCTCTACGGTACAGGAAGCCACGCTCATTCAGGCGGCCCGAATCTGGAAGCGGCGCGATACCCCCTTGGGTGTGGCGGGTGACGTAGCCCTGGGGGAAATGCGAATCGGCGTCCCTGTTCCGGCCCTTGACCCCGACGTGAAGAAGCTGTTGGAAAGTTTCTATCGCCCAAGGGTGAGGGGCCTGGCGTGAGCGCGAACACGGTTGTCACGATAGAAGGACTGGACAAGGCCCTGGCCAAACTACACGACGCGGGGGTTATCGCCAGGCCCTCGACCCGCATGCTGACCAGGATGGCCACGGCGGTGGTCGCCAGGGCCAAGACGCGGGCGCCTGTTGACACTGGTCGCCTACGCTCTAGCATTACATTTGTGCTGGACACGAAGAACGCGGTTCCGCATTGGGCCAAAGTTGGCACGAACGTATTTTACGCCCCGTA